GATGAAAACGATACAAAAATTTTATGAAATTGAGAAAACAAATGGGACAAACGCTAAAAAAGAAGTCCTAAAAAAATATTCAGAAGATGTTCAATTTAAAAATACTATTAAGTGGTATTTTGATACTCTTATCGTAACCGGATTAGCTGAAAAAAAATTAGAAAAAAGTAAAAATGCAGAAATAAATGATGAAACACTCCGCCTCGTATCATCCTGGGAACTACAGGATCTCCTCAAATATCTTGAAGAAAATAATACAGGAAAAGATGAAAACGCAGAAGCAGTTGTTGCATTTGCTAGAAAGTATGACGACGACACTGCTGAAGGTATCTATCGACTAGCCACCAAATCTTGGGACAAAGGCCTCGGCATCGGAGCCACTACAGTCCGTGCAGTCTATGGAAAAGACTTCCTCCCAAATGATCATAAAGTTATGTTATGTAAAAGCTATTTTGATGATCCAGATTATTTCATTGGGAAAAGATTTGGAATTCAACTAAAGTGTGACGGATTCCGAATGACTATCATTAAAAAAGGAAACAAAGTCAACGTTTTTTCAAGATCAGGAAAAAGTCAAAATGGAAAATTTCCGCTTATTGAAAAAGACGTCCTAGATGCATTTCCAGGGCAAGACGTCGTTTTAGACGGTGAGAGAATGCCAGTTGGCTTCATGGAAATGGATAGTAAGCTTCAATATAAGCTCGTATCAAATTCGACTAAAAAGTCTGGCTCAAAAGATGTTTGCCTCGCAGTATATGATATAGTTTCACTAGATGAATGGCTAGCCCAGAAAAGCACTACACCTTTTGAAAAAAGATATGAAAGATATACAGAAGCTCTCACAGAAAATGATAAACAAAAATTTAAGTATCTTTTTTCTCTCCCCTGTATGTACATAGGTGACGACACTAAAAAAATTGAAGAATATTTGCAATGGGCAAAAGACAATGACAAAGAAGGCGTTATTGTAAAAGTTTTAGATAGCTCTTATGAATGGGACAGAACAATGGCCTGTGCAAAAGTAAAAACTTTCAACGACATAGATTTAGAAATTATTGGCTTCGCAGAAGGCTCAGGAAAACATAAAGGTCGACTCGGTGCTATCTTAGTATCATATAAAGGAAATGTGGTAAGATGTGGCACTGGCTTCTCCGACCAGCATCGAGATGAAATTTGGGCAAACCAAGAAAACTATCTTGGAAAGATAGCTGAAATTGTATATTTTGAAGAATCACAAAACAGTGCAGGAGAAGTTTCTTTGAGATTTCCAGTATTCAAATGTATTAAGAATGGTGACTAACTAAAAGAAAACGATACAAGCTCAGAGGTGAAATGTCTCCAGGAGCTTTTCGAGTGAACTAATTCCAGCTTAAAAGCCTGGAATCTTACGGCGTTCGATTATGTTAATCTAAAAAAGCTACAAAAAGATGTCCAAAATATTTTGAGACATTTCAGAAAAAAGTAGAGGCTAGGCTTAGTGTGTAGCCTCAATGAGAGGAAAACGATATGCTAAACAATGAAGATGCCCGAAAATCATATGATGTGAAGTCATTTCAAAATGAAAAAAGTTTCCTTAGAGGAATCTATATCCATGATTGGTCGATGTTCTCAAGAATTCTTAAGAACAGCCCTTTCCAAAAAAGTGAAGATCTTCACATCACGAATTTAAATTCAGACTTGTTCGTTCCGGAAAAAATTTCTTTAGCGGAAGACACTTTTGAAGCTGTTGGCCACTTCTTTGAAGAAAAACTTCTGAAGCCTGGCTATTACGGCTTCATCTATGAAAATGAAATTCTAAAAGAAATTTTGGAACCAACAACACTGAATTACGCACTTCAAAAACACATCAGCGAGACATTCGAGTTGCTAGACAACTTACAATAGAATATGAAATGTTCCTAGGCAAGAAATATGCTCAGTCTTTAGCTGAGCACAGTGTCACGCCAGGACTCTATCAATTCGTCTATGAAAACTTAGTCCTCACAGAAATCCGGGCGCCAAGTTAATCTAAACATAAAAGGAAAAATGATGCACAACTTAAATCTTACAAATCAAAATCCGAGATGGAGCGCTTCGCGATTCAGCAGCTTCACATCTTGCAAAACTAAATATTTCTTAAATTATATTGCAAGTATGGTTGTAGAAGGTAGAGCTTCCGAATTAGCTGTGAAAGGTATTGCTTTCCATGAGATCGCTGAATTTATGGATTCTTCTAAATCTTTAGCCGACTTAACGGAACACGCCAAAAAACTTCTCGTGGGCTTCGACTTCGACCAAGAAAAATATCCCGTCATAAAGTCTATCCCACGCTTTTATATGTGGTGGCAAGAATATATTGTTCCTTTAGAAAAGAAAGGCTTTAAAGTCCATAAAGAACAGTGGGAAAATTCATCATTAGATGATGCTCCTGTTGTAGGAGCGGTCGACCTCTTGCTTATAAATGAAGCGACTAAAGAGGCTTATATAATTGACTATAAAACGTCTGCACACCCTCGAATTGCTGGATATGAAAATCAATTATTGCTTTATGCATATATGATAAAAAATAAATTAAATACAACCTTTGATAAAATCAAAACATATTTATTCTTTCCGTTGGCAAACTTAAAAGAAGAGGATATTTCTAATGAAGAGTCTATTAGAACGAATATGCTTAAGACTTATAAGGAATTAAAATTTACTGAAAACCAGGTGTTAGATGTTGTTGATAATTTTGTTCAAATTATTAGAAAGTCGAACTCTGAAAAGTGGGCCGAATTTGATTTAGATAAGAATGCATCTATGGGCTTTTATTGTTCTTTCTGTGATTTTTTAGGACACCCAAAATATTGTCCAGCCACCTATGCAAATGGCTTTAAATTTCCAAGGAAGGCGAAAGTACTCACAAAAGAAGAGCAACGACAAAAAAAGAAAACGGAGTCTTAGAAATGGCAAAAACGAAGAAAAAAGACAAGCTCACCATTGATGAAATTTTAGAAAGCTTTGAAGTGAAAAAAACGAGCTTTGCAAAAGTGTCTTGGGGAGAAAGCAAAGGGACTTTTCTTGTTGCTTTTTTAGATGTGAGCACTAGAAACTATTGTGAAAATAATGCGTTCTCTTTTAAGAGCATCCCAAACAAAGAGGTGAAGCAAAAGAGCGTTCCTATCTGGGAGCCCGGAAACAAAACGGCTGAGCAAATTGAGGCTCTCCCAAAACTAGATCTCTCCAAAGAGAAGGCAGCTAAAAAGCCAAAACAAAGTTAATCTTTCTCCATGAAACTTTACACTTTGGGCGACATGCATTTCAGTACTTCTAGACCGTGGGATACTGAGATGTTCAATGCTTTTATATCATGGTTTGAAAAAGTAGATTTTGGGAATAGAGAAGAATGCGAGCTAATCCAGTTAGGTGACGTTGTTGAAAGAGCATCTAACTTAGGGGACACGCTGGAGCTCGTAACTCGTTTCTTTAAAATAGCAACTAAGAAATTTAAAACAATTTATGTTATTGGTGGAAATCATGATCATAAAAATGTATTTGGTGACTCTCAATATGCCACACAATTTTTAAGATATCTCGGAGAAGATGCGGAGTCAATTCAGACCATTTATGAAGAAACTCTTTTTTCGACTAAAAATGGATGGTCCATCTTAGCTCTTCCTTTTAGACGAGTTGAAGGGAAGGTGCTAGATACCTATTATAGTGAAGATCTTCCAAAAGAATTTTATAACACTGAAGTTGACCTCTTATGCGGCCACGTCGCTATAAAAGAAAAAGGTTCATTTTATGGTGGCATCGATATTAAAAAATTTAAGTTTAAAAATGTAGCTATGGGCCATATTCATACAAGAAATGGTGAATATAAAGACTATTATACTGGATCAATTTTACCATTTAAGATTGATGAAGCCCAGACAGCCTCTCCGAGAATTATTAAATGTTTTTCACGAGATGGGAAGTCACCAGACATTCAAATTCCAGAATTTATAATTTTTAAGAAGCTTCAATTTGGAGAAGATCCCGTTATTTCAAGAGAAGAGAAGAATCTTATTCATATCTTTACAGTAACAAATTGTAAAAATATACAACAGGCTAAGATCCAGTATCCAGACTTATATATTCGAGGTATAGAGAAGCTCGAGAATAAAGTTGATACAAAAACGGGCGAACTTCTAGAACAGTTTATTTCACCTAGAGATGCTTTAGACAGCATGATAAAGGAAAACAAACTCGTCTTAAAAAGAAAAACGATCAACTTATTGAAGTCTCTTTTGAAGGAGTGATGCATATGCAAGAATATGATCTCAACCAATTAGCTTTAGAAATTTGCAACCGGCTGAATATAAAGACTAATGGCAAAACGACTGGAAATATTTCGGTGCATTGTTTTAATCCGTATCATATTGACAAAAATCCATCTTGTTCAGTATCATTAGACAAAGCAATATTCCACTGTTGGTCTTGCGGCTTTAGCGGAAGTCTTATTAAGCACTATAGACTAAAAACGGGAAGGTCTATTTTTAAAGACTTAAATATAAAATCGACATTTTCTTTTAAGGATGATGACTCGTATGTGACTGCCGATTTTAGTCGCATCCCAGAAACGGATTTTCAATTTAAAGGTCAGCTCTATCCGATAGACGCGGTAGACCTTAGCAGAGCATGGATTAAAAAGCGCGGTTTTGACGTTGACGTTCTTAAAAAAAATAGAGTGCAATTTTTAAAATTTGGAAAAACGGTAAAGCGGTCAGACCCTTCAGATAAGACGAAATGGAGGTCTTATTTTGACATGGCCATGATTCCAATTTACGAAGGCGGAAAGCTCATTTGTTTTGAAGCTAGAACTCTTCGGAGCGAGAGTGAGCACATTCAGCATCTAATACAGAAAGGAAGAGACCCAGAAAAAATTAGCTATAAAAAGGTGCTGTATCCAAAAGGTGGCTCGACTAAAACGCTGTATCAGTGGGAGCAACTCGATAAAGAAAAACCATTGTATGTGGTTGAAGGTCTTATGGACCTGCTCTCTTTAAGATCTAACCCGTTCTTTGAAAATAGCACCACAACATTTGGAAGAAGTATAAACGAGAGACAATTTTATTTACTCAGTTTTTTTAAAGAAATTATATTTATTCCTAATAATGACATTCCAGGAATAAGCGCGCTAGAACAACTCAAAAAAAGAGACTTAAAAGTGAAAGTGTTGCCATTGCCTCTTCAATATAATGATGTCAATGAGGTTCTTCAAAAAGGTGTTTCACTTCATGAGTTAATATCTAAGGGATGGTTGAAAAAGGAACAGGACTTGTCCGACTTTCCAATAAAAAATTATATTAGCATCTTTGAGAAAGAGGAGTAGCTCATGACAAAATATGTGAACGAGACAATAGATTTAGACAAAGACACTTACGATGAACTTATGAAAATTGCAAAGGAAAATAATGCAACTTTAGATGAAGTGGTGACCGACATCATCAGAGACCATATTTCCGTGAGAATGCCTGTCTCAGAATTTGTAAAACTTCCTGAGAAAGAAATGTCTGGCTTCTATATTCTTTTAGACAAAGATGGAAAAGAGCTCTGTCGAGTCGAGCCGCTTGAGTAGAACACAAGTTCGCTTTGCAACCGGTCCGCGGTCTACGCCTGATGAGATTTGTGTGAGACTCTACGCAGACAGACAAAATACGGATTCTATTCTGAGAGCTACTAACTATTTGGACTAAGCACAAGAAAGATTCCATGCCTTTAAGTAGCTCTGTCAACCATTTTTTTTAGTAAACCCGCCAAGCCTCTGCGAAAGCATGCTCAATTCTGGCGGGTCTTATTTTTTAACTTAGCCCTGATCACCTATGTTCACATACAATCTTTCAGTTTTATTGTTTGCAGTCTTTGCAATACCTGACATGACACGCTTTTGTTTTTCGTAGATGCAAAAGAAATCTTTTGGTAGCTCATAACTAGATATGTGAATAGGAAAATCACAAGTCAAAGCCCACTCATAAAACTCTTTATGATTAAAACCACCTTCGCTATATTTGGCCGTTCCTTCATACGGAATGTCACAATAGATCACATCACCTTCTTGATATTCATAGTCAAGGTAGCTACCAGTGCTTAATGTTAGTTTTGTGCTATTATCAGAAGGTTGTTTTTTTCTCATCAGTTCACCTAAAGAGTTAAGTCTGCTAATACGACTTAAAATTTGCAATCTTTGTAGCTCTCGTCTTTTAGTTTTTTGTTTTCTCATCAAAGAATAGAACTCTTTTGTCCTGTTTTCTATTCCCTTTGAGCAAAGCGTATTATTGCCTATAAAAGGTTCTAAGGAGTGGCTCCACTTCTCGTGAACAATGTAGTCGTGTGCGTCTTTTTGGAAAATTTCTCTGTCTTTTCCAAAAGCATAACTTCTGCCAT